TATGCCCTATCAGGGTAAATCAAAATTAGACAGCGGTCTTTTTATTCCAGATGAGGTTGTGGAACGAGAAAATATTGCGACTGTTGTAGCAAATGTTCTCAAGGTTGGACCACTTGCTTACAGCGACAAGGAAAAATATGGCTCTGCTTGGTGCAAAGAGGGTCAATGGATTTGTATTGGAAGATACTCTGGTTCTCGCTTTAAACTTGAAGATTTTGAAGTTCGTATCATCAATGATGATGAGGTAATTGCCACTATTTTGGAGCCTAGTGATGTCAAGCACGTCTGATATTAAAGAACAAGAACAGGAACAAGAGGTTGAGGTAGAGGTTGAGCTTGAGGCCGATTCTTCAAGTTCTGATGATAAAGGTAATGTTTCGGCAGAGCCAGAGACGGAGCTTGAAGATTATAGTGAGCGTGTTCAAAAGCGTATTAATAAGCTGACGGCAAAGGCAAAACAAGAGGAGCGCGACAGAGAGGAAGCTGTTCGTGTTGCTCAACAGTTAAAGTCAGAAAACGATAAGCTCCGGAAAAGAATGACTGCTTTAGATAGTGGATATATTTCGGAACGTGAGAAAACTATTCTAAGTCAATTAGACGCTGTAAAACGCGCTCATAAAGAAGCTTATGAGTCTGGAGATCAAGAGAAGTTGTTTTCTCTTCAAGAGAAACTCTCTGCGTTGACATTAGCTAAGTCTCAAGTTTTGCAGGCTAAAAACAAGCAAAAACGTGTACAACAACAGGCTCAACAACAACCACAACAAGTTGATCCAGCGCAACAACCTGCACAACAGCAAGTTGCCCCTGATCCCAAAGCAGAGGCTTGGGCGGCTAAAAATGAATGGTTTGGTGAGGACTCTGTCATGACTGCGAGTGTTTTTGCCATACACAATCAGTTGCAAGCAGAGGGAATTGACGGAAACAACGAAAATTACTATACTGAGCTAGATAAACGAGTTCAAGAAAACTTTCCGCATAAGTTTCCAGAGAACTCGCGGTTGCAAGGTACGCAAACTGCAAGTACCGTCAACGTGGGAGGAAGTCAGGTCGCTTCTGCTACATCCTCCGCATCACGCAGTAATAAGCAGGGGCGCAGTCTTTCGGTGAAACTTACGCCATCTATGTTAGCAATCGCAAAGCGATTACGTGTATCCCCTGAAGATTATGCAAAACAGTACGCTAAATTGGAGGGAAAAAACTATGGCAGATAGAGCATCAAGAAAGAGTCAATCGAGGGAAGAAGAAACTCGCAGAAAACCTTGGGCACCGCCCAATTATCTTGAGGCACCAGATCCGCCACCAGGATATGTTAACCGTTGGATTAGAACAGCCTTGCGTGGCGAAGAAGATAAGATGAATGTTCACGCAAAGCTAAGGGAAGGTTGGGAACCTGTACGTGGGGATCAACATCCTGAGTATAAATATCCTACTATTGAAGACGGTAAATATGCTGGTGTTATAGGACAAGGTGGACTCATGTTGTGTATAATTCCTGTAGAGACAGTTAAAGAAAGAACTGCACATTACGGGGGCAGAACCCGCGAACAAATGCTGTCTGTTGATGAAGATTTAATGAAGGAGCAACATCCTTCGATGCCTATTTCAAATAATAGGCAAAGTCGTGTAACTTTCGGAGGTCGTGAACGCGGCTCCGAATAATCTAGAGGACTGCTATTATGGCAAATGCTAATAGTGCTTTTGGCTTAAAGCCAATTGGTGTAGTCGGTCAGGGCTACAACACTACTGGTATGACAGAATATCGCATAGCCGCTGGAAACACTAACACGATCTTTCAGGGTTCTCCCGTTATTCCCCTTTCGACTGGCTTTATTGACATAGTTGGAGCGGCAAGTGGAGGAACTGTAGGTCTAGTTGGTGTATTCAATGGATGCGAATATGTCTCGTCTACTACTGGTGAGAAAATATTTTCTAACTTCTGGCCTGGTTCTGGCGCGGATACAAACTTCCCCGTCAAAGCCTTCGTGTTCGATAACCCATTGCAATTGTATACAATTTGCTCAGATGCTACATTAACTGATGAAGCAACGGCAAGAGCAGCCGTGTTTGCAAATGCTAACTTTTCTTCTGGTACTGGAGGTTCTACCACAACAGGTAAGTCTTCAGCACAGTTGGGTGTCAGCACTATCGCTGTCACTGCAAACTTAAATCTGAGAATTATGGGGATTCAAGATGACCCAGAAAACTCTGATTTTACTGCAGTTGGCATTCCAATGATCGTTCGTCTAAACAACTCCTTCAACTCGCCCAATGGTGCGATTGCAGGCGGCACTGTTTCGACGACTGGCGTATAAGGAGACTAACTTATGGCTATCTCTCGCGCACAACTAGCGAAAGAGTTGGAACCCGGTCTCAACGCCTTGTTTGGTATGGAGTACGATAGGTACGAAAATCAACATGCGGAGATATACACTACTGAAACTTCAGATCGAGCATTTGAGGAAGAGGTGATGTTATCTGGGTTTGGAGCAGCACCAACTAAATCAGAAGGTTCTGCTGTTAATTTCGATGATGCAAATGAAGCGTTCACGGCTCGTTACAATCATGAAACAATTGCATTAGCGTTCTCAATAACTGAAGAGGCTGTTGAGGATAATCTATATGATGCGCTTGGATCACGTTATACTCGTGCCTTGGCTCGTTCTATGGCGCATACTAAACAGGTTAAGGCGGCTGCAATCCTTAACAATGCGTTTACTGCAGGTGCTTCTGCAGGTGGTGACGGAGTTGCACTTTGTGCGACAAATCACCCTCTTACTTCAGGTGGCACCTTTTCAAACGAGCCTTCAGTAGCTGCGGATTTAAATGAGACATCTCTTGAGAACGCTCTTATTGAAATCGCAGGATTTGTTGATGAACGGGGTTTAAAGATTGCTCTTCGCGGTCTTAAACTTGTCATTCCACGTCAGCTGCAGTTCATTGCTGAACGTTTGATGGTATCTAACCTACGGGTAGGAACCGCCGATAATGATGTCAATGCACTTCGTTCAATGGGAATGTTGCCGCAAGGTTACGCGGTGAATGATTTCTTAACTGATCCAGACGCTTTCTTTGTTTTGACGGATACACCTCGTGGATTCATTCATTTTGAAAGATCGCCTCTTGCCACTAATATGGAAGCGGATTTCGATACTGGAAACATGCGTTATAAAGCTCGTGAGCGTTATAGCTTTGGTTTTTCAGACCCACGGTGCGTTTTTGGTTCCCCCGGCGCGTAAAACGTGTTATATATAAAGAGAAGACATTTATACTTCTCCTAAACTATTGGGGCAACTTTGGTTGCCCCTTTTCTTTTTTCTAAACTGTGGTACAGTTGATCTAGGGTAACACATCAGCCTTACAGACAGGATATTGCCCTACCTGACGTTGCACAGACTGTAGGGCGAAACCTTGTGCAAGGGGTATTATACTATGGCTAGTACAACTTTTTCTGGTCCAGTCCGCTCTGAGGGCGGTTTTCAAGATATAACAAAAAATTCAACTACGGGTGCCGTTACCAGCACCATGACGCTTCAGGTATATGAAGCTACAGTTACTGTTGCGAATGGAGCTACTTCTGGAAAAGAGTCCGCTATCGGTATTCCATCTAACTTCATTCCGCTGGCAGTTACGATTGCTGTAACAGGCGCTGCATCAAATGCTGTGACCATTAATGACATTGGAACAGACGCAGATCCAGACGGCTTTGTAGATGGCATTTCTGCGGCAGCAAATAGTGTTGGCTTTAAGGGCTTTTTCCCATGCAATGGTGTTTTAGGGATGTCTGGGGGAACAACCACTGCAGCCACTGAAACAGCCGATGAAGTAGAGGTAGTTATTTCTGGTGATCCCGGTGCAGACACAACTGTAGTTTTGAAGTTCATGGGTATTTCTAGCTCTTCAGATGCATCGTAATAGGAGGGCATTATGGCTGCTTCTATTTTTGCCAAAACAGCTACAAGCACTGGAACTCTGCAAGGTGGGAGAACTAGACTGAAGTCGTTTTATATTAAGACGGCTTCTAGTGGTTCACCTGCGGTAGTATTTAAAAACGGTAGCAGTGGGGCAACGCAGTTGTCTATGGTGTTTCATCAATCAGATGACAATCAGATTACCATACCAGATCATGGTATGATTTTTACGGATGAATGTCATGTGACGTTAACAAACATAGATTCAATTACGGGTTTCTTTGGGTAGAGCAATGGCTCGAAAAAGAGACAAAATGCCTGCGCGAAATAAGAAAAACTTCCGTCCCACCAAAAAAGGGGCGGGAATGACAGAGGCTGGGGTCAAAGAGTATCGACGTAAAAACCCAGGATCTAAGCTTAAAACGGCTGTTACTGGTAAAGTCAAACCAGGCAGTAAAGATGCAAAGAGACGCAAGTCTTTTTGTGCTCGATCTGCGGGGCAAATGAAAAAATTTCCAAAAGCTGCCAAGGACCCAAACAGCCGTTTAAGGCAAGCAAGAAAACGGTGGAAGTGTTGAAACATCCTATGGTTATACTTGGACTAACTGTGCTTCTAAGCGCTATAGGGGCTGTTTCATACAGTTGGGCCAGTTGGACTACTAAGACCTTGATGTCTGTTGATAAAAGAACAGCGGTTATGGCAAGTGAAATATCAACTATTAAAAATTATATGGTGAGAGATTATGGCTATGTCGAGAAGTCAGATGACGCAACAAGTGTCCAAGCCGCCAAGTAAAATGCCGAAAGGGCTAACCTACTATAAAAAAGGTGGGAAAGTCTCTGCAAAATCTAAGGGCAGTAAGATTTGTCCTGAAGGTAAGGCTTGGGCAAAGCGCACATTTGATACATATCCTTCCGCGTATGCAAATCTTGCGGCTTCAAAATACTGCAAAGACCCTAACTACGCTAAAAAATCAAAAGGTGGTAAGAGAAAAGGGCGATAAATGTTAACGGGCAAAGCAAAAACCAAGGTGAAGAGCGTAGCTAAAAAGTTACGGAAAGCATCCAAAGCACATGCAGGGCAAGCGAAAACCTTATCTAAATTGGTGAAGAATGGCAAAGCAAACGGACCCAAAAAAAGGAACAGGAAAAAAGCCTAAAGGCTCTGGTCGACGTTTATATACAGACGAGAACCCAAAGGACACTGTTTCTATAAAGTTTGCTACACCTGCGGATGCTAGGTCTACTGTTGCAAAGGTGAAGAGAATAAAAAAACCATTTGCTAGAAAGATACAAATACTTACGGTTCTGGAGCAAAGAGCAAAAGTTGCAGGTAAGTCAGAGCAAGCAAGGATAGCAAAGGCAGGAAAAGAAGCTATTCGTAAACAGCGCGGGAGGTCTTGATGGGAGAACTTAAAGAATGGTTGAAACAAGACTGGGTTAGGATAGGAACAGATGGTAGTATCAAGGGTAAGTGCGGGACTTCAAAAGATAAGAAGAACCCTGACCGATGCCTTCCAGCGGCTAAAGCACGTTCTCTTTCTAAAAAAGATCGAGCGGCAACTGCAAAGAAAAAGAAAAAAGCTGGAGCAAAAGGCAAAACCGTCGTCAGTAACACCAAAAAAGCCAAAGTCAAAGGCTACGTCGAAGGTGGAACAATCAGGCACACCAAAGCGAAGAGGCCGTCCAAAAGGAAGCCGAAACAAGGAGAAGCCATTGCAAAAGGATGTGGTGCAGTAATGGAATCTAAACGCAAATTAACCAAAGGCGCGGTGCGTCAGTTCTAAAGGAGAAAAGTTATGATGAAGAAAAAAGGTTACCGTCGTGGTGGCAAGGTTGGAATGAAGTCCAAGGGCATGAGAAATGGCGGCAAGGTCATGGGCATGAAGTCCAAAGGCATGAAGAATGGTGGCAGAGTTAAAAGCAAGCCTGCAAAAGCAATGACAATTGCTCAGTTAAGGGCGGCAGCTAAAAAGATGGGAATGAAAGTTGTTAAAGCTTAATGCCATATTTGCAAAGCAACATTCCTTATTTTAAGGCATGGGTTCGCCGTGAGTACACACATAATCATGAAAAGTATCACGGCGAATTTCTACATGCGATGGTAATAGCTGTCACTACTATGCCGAATAGGTGTCTTAGTTTTCAGGTTATCTTCACAGGTTGCGAAGCAGAAGATGAAGAAGAGGATACAGTTCATGGAGGTGCGATGTGGGCAAGGATGCCAATTACGTCCTTAGTTGCGGACATCCCTCTAGAAGAATGGCCCGAAGCTATGGAGACGCATGATGCTCAACCTTGGGATTGTTCCTCTCATCATCATGCCGTGTATGTGATGGATAGAACTACGCCTTGTCCTTGGATGGCAAAGATAGACGGAAGTTTTTTTCCCGCAAAATACCTGTTTACTGTCGATTATACAGAGTCAGAAATTGCTGATGATCCAGCGCAGCACAAACAAAGTCATGTTTTACAGCTTCTTGATGCTGGAAAATGGACTGGAAACATTGTTGCTCTTCCTAATAATCGTGTTCGTGTAACTCACCCTGCTTGGTTTCAGACTGGAGAGGGAGCTCCCGACTTTAGACCGTCTCAACATACACACTATTCAAAATCTGATTTAGACTATACACTCGATGTGAACAGAGTTTTCGACAATTTATACAATGAGGATTCAGAAGATGGCGAAACAAATACCTGAAGGTCCAAAGGGCGCAGGATTACGGGCACTAAAGGCAAAGGCTCCTGCAGTTGTACAAAGGATGGGGTTTGCAAGGGGTGGTCGAGTTCAGGCAATGAATCCTGTTGATACGGGTATGATGTGTCCTAGAAAACAAGAGGCTTCTAAAGGGATGAAGTAATGACTACTTCAGGATCAAGAGATTTTAATCTCGACGTTGGCGAGATAATTGAGGAGGCGTATGAGAGGTGCGGACTTGAGGTCCGCACTGGCTATGATGCGCGAACAGCTAGAAGATCTCTTAACTTAATGTTCGCGGAGTGGGCGAATAGGGGTCTTAATCTTTGGACTGTTCAACAAGCCACTCAGACGTTAACCCAAGGCACTTCAACGTATACGTTAGGTGCAGATGTTGTTGATATTTTAGAAATGGTTCTTCGTCGAGATTCAACTGACTTAGAGGTTGAACGAATTAGTAGAGGCGATTAT